GCCGTTACCGTCCGCGCCGATGACGGCCTTTGCCGGACCGCCGGCGAGCAGCAGCCAGCCAAGGCTCGAAATCTCGGTCCCGGCCGCCCCGGTGGTGGGCGCGGTGAACGTCGCCATCGGCGGACCTCATGCTCTCGATGAAGAAAAAACGCCGCGCGGGCAAAGGGGGAAACCCGCGCGGCGCGCTCCTTGGGCGATCTCAGCTTACCGCGAATTTCAGCAGCTTGATCGCCTCGGAGTTGGAGGCCGTGCCGCCCACCCGCTTGGTCGCGTAGAAGTGGACGAACGGCTTGTGGGTGAAGGGATCGCGCAGAATACGGGTCTCGCCGCGCTCCGCAATCAGATAGCCGAGGCGGAAATTGCCGAACGCGATCGACAGGCTGCCGGCGGCGATGTCGGGCATGTCCTCGGCCTCGATCACCGGATAGCCGAGCAGGGTCGCGGCCTGCCCCGCCGCCATGCCGGGCTGCCAGATGAACGCGCCGTCGCTGGTCTTCATCTTGCGGATCACCGCCAGCGTCGCCGAGTTCATCGTCCACACCGCGCCCTGGCGATAGGCGGGCTTCAGGCTGTGGACGAGGTCGACCAGCCTGTCCTGCGGGTTGCTCGCCGGAAAACCGCCGGCCGCGCCGCTCGCCACATATTGCAGCGTCCCGAACGCGCGCGCCGCGTCGGCGGTCGCCGCGGTCGGCGCGGCGAGGAAACCCTTGGGCTGGCTGACGCCGTCGCCATTGACGAACGCCGCGCCCTCGGCGCGTGCGAACTCCATCGCGATCTCGCCTGAAAGCCAGGCCTCGATGTCGAAACTGGCATCGTCGAGCATCGCCTGGCTCGCCGCCGGATTGGCGTAGAGATCGCCCATCGGCGGGGCGATTTCAGCAAAGCTCGGCGTGCCGGTTTCGGGCCGCGCCGCATCCTCGGCCGCCCAGCCCGAGGCGACGCCGCCCACGCTCACCAGCTTGCGATAGCCGGCCGAACCCACGCGCACGACATTGGCGATCGCGCGGATCGGCGAGATCGATTTCAGCGTCGCATCGATCGCCGCGTCGATCTCGCGCGGCACCGCATAGCCGCCGTCGCCGGGGGTGATCCCCGAAACCGCCTTCAGCTCGACGCCGCTCTCGATGCCCTTGCGCAGATACTGGTCGACGAATTTCGCCGCCTGGCCGCCCTGCTCCACGGCCGCGCCGGAAAGCGCCGGACGGTTCCCCGCCACCAGCACCCGGTCGAGCTGGCCCTTGAGGCCGTCCACCTCCGCCCGCAATCCGCCGATCTCGGCGGCAAGCTCGTCGCGCGCCGTCTCGGGAAGCGCGTCGAAGCTCGCTTCCAGTTCATCCGCCTTGGTCTCGTACATGCCCGTCTCCTTCAAAAAACCGTTCAGTCCCCACCCGCCAGCGCATGCACCCGCGCCTGCGGCTGCATCGGAAAGGTCACCAGCGAGATTTCGATGAGGTCGAGCGCGGTCAGCTCGCGCCCGCCCGTGCGGCCCGCCTTGCGCGCGCCGCGCACCCGGTAGCCGAAGGACAGCCCAGAGATCGCGCCCTCCTTCAAAAGCCCCGCGGCTTCGCGGCCCTGGCTGCTCGCCGCCGACAGCCGGCCGATGACGCGCAGCCCCCGCGCATCCTCCGCAAGGCCCTCGACCACGCCGATCGGGCGTTTGGGATCGTGCTGCCACAGCAAGGGCACCCGCCCCGGCCCCTTGGCGACGGCGCTGGCAAACGCCCCGCGCCGCACCACGTCGCCGCCCTGATCGGTCACGTCGAAGATGCTGGCATAGCCCGCGAACCGCGTTCCCTTGCTCATTTCCCCACCATCCCGGCAAAGCCCAGCTTCACGGCGAGGCCGATCACCACCAGAGCCAGCACCATGCGGATGATCCAGCCGATCACCGCGTTGCGCACCGAACGGCGAGTCTCGCGCCACGCCTGGAGGAGCTGGCGCAGCTCGCCGATGTCCTTGCCGGCATGCGCGTCGGAAAGCCCGATCCGCGCCAGCGCCCGCGCCGCGCCCAGCTCGCTCGCCTCCTCGACCAGCGCGCGCAGCGTCACCAGATCGGCGCCCTCGCCCTCGGCCTGCGCGAGCAATCCCGCCAGCATCGCCTGTCCGTCACTGCCCATGGTCCAGCCCCAGCATCCGGCGTTTCTCCTCTCCCGACAGGAAATCGGCGCCCGCCACCTGCGCCCAGACGCGCTCGCGGTCGGCGGCCAGCGCCGGGATCGCGTCGCGGTCGATGGAAAGGCTCAGATCCGCCCACCAGCCATTGAGATGCGCCTGCAGCCCGCCGAGGATCTTTCCGGCCAGCGGCAGGATGGTCAGCCGCCACAAGGCGCGGTTCGCCTCCTGATAATTGGCGTAGGTGCTGTCGCCGGGCAGCCCGAGCAGCATCGGCGGCACCCCGAAGGTGAGCGCGATCTCGCGCGCCGCCGCCGCCTTGGTCTCCACGAAATCCATGTCGGCCGGGGTCAGCGACAGCGCCTGCCATTTGAGGCCGCCCTCCAGCAGCATCGGCCGCCCGGCATTGCCCGCGCCCTGGAAGCTCGCCTCCAGCTCGGCGCGGAGCCGCTCGAACTGTTCGGCCGACAGCGCCGCCCCGGCCTCGCCGGGATCGTAAACCAAGGCCCCCGAAGGCCGCGCCGCATTGTCGAGCAAAGCCTTGTGCCATTGCCCGGCGGCGTTGTGCACCGCGACCGCCTGCGCCGCCGCGCCGAGGCAGCCCAATCCGTAATGATCGTCGAGCGGGCTCAGCGCTTTGAGATGCAGCAGCCCCGGCCGCCCGTCCTCGGTCACCGCCGGATAGCGCATCACCCGCTCGCCGACCTTGTAGAGATAGGCCCTCGGCCAGCCATTCTCGGCCGGCTCGACGCTCACCCGCTCGGGGCGCAGCGGGAACAGTTCGGCCGGACGGCCGTCGGCGTCGCACGTCGTCCCGACATAGGCGTTGCCGTGAAGCAAAAGGTGCATCGCCGCGGTCTCGATCAGCGACTGGCCCGCCGCGCCGGCGATCAGCCGCAGCGCCTCATGCGCCAGCGGCCGCGCCAGCACCGGCGCCGATCCCGCGCCCTCGGCGACGATCCGCACCGCCCGCTGGGCGATGGCGTTCCGCTCATAGCCGTCGCGCACCAAAGTCTCGTAATTGCGCGGCACCTCGCCGATCGCCCCGCCGATCCAGCCAAAAGGCAGACGCGCAAGCGCCGGCCGCGCGGAAACCCGCGCCGCCTTCCGTCCAAAGAATTTCATGATTACGTCCCTTCTGTCATTCCCGCGAAAGCGGGAATCCAGTCCGGCCTCAACTCAAGCCAGAATGTCGTCGAACAGATCCCGCCATTCGGGATTGTCCCGCTCGATCAGCTCCAGCTTCCACGCCCGCCGCCATTTCTTCAGCGCCTTCTCGCGCGCGATCGCATTCTCGACCTGATCGAAAGCCTCGACATGCACCAGCCGGTGCACCCTGTAGCGCTTTGAGAACCCCTCGACCTCGCCGCTGCGATGCTCCCACATGCGTCGCCCGATATCGCTCGTGACGCCGGTGTAGAGCGTGCCGTTCCGGCCGCTCGCCAGGATATAGACGAAATAGGCCTTCTCCATCCCGTCCGCCCCACTGGATTCCCGCTTTCGCGGGAATGACGAGGAATGAAACCACCGTCGTCCCTTTCTTGTCATTCCCGCGAAAGCGGGAATCCAGAACAGCCTCGGTGTAGCCCCAAAACCTCATCAAATCCCCCTCACACCACCCGAACCCTCGGCTCGCGCTTCCGCCCGCCCAGCATCAATTCCGTCAAAGCCCACACCAGCGCATCCGCCCTATCCGGCGATCGCCCCGGCCCGGCATAGCCGCCGCCCGCGATCAGCCCGCACATCTCGTCCTCCAGGCCTGAAAACCCGCCGGCATGGCGCACCTTGCCGGCCGCGTAGAGCGCCGCCACCGGCTCGGCGCGCGCCACCTTGCCGTGCGCCGCGTGCACCGCCTTCACCGGAAGATCGGGGTCGACCGCGCGCAGCACGCTCGTCACCATCGCGCCGCCATTGTTCACTTCGGCGATCACCTTGTCGGCCTTGTGCGCCGCCGCCGCGCCCGCCACCGCCCGCGCCCAGCCTTCGGGGCCGAGCCCCGCTACGCTCGCATCGGCCAGCACATAGCCGATGCCGTCCGCGCCCAGCCCCGCCGCGACGATCCCGCAGGCGTCGCCCTGCGTGCCGGCGGGCGGATCGACGCCGATCACCACCCTTCTCAGCCCCGGCACATCGCGCACCCGGCATTGCTCGATGAGGTCGCGCGTCCACAAGGCGCCCTCGATCTCCTCGATCAGCTCGCCGTCGAGCTCCTGCCGGCCGAGCCGCGTGCCGCCGTAGAGCGCCTCGACCTGGCGGAGGAAGATCTCCGGCAGGTTCGCCGCATTGTCGCGAGTCCGCCCGCGCGTCTCCACCGTCCCCGGCGCGGCCTTGATCCGTTTCAGCAGCGCCACCGGCCGCGGCGTCGTCGTCGCCACCACCTGTGGCCGCCTGCCGAGCCGCAGGCCAAGCTGAAGATTGTCCCACACCCTCGCGCCATGCGGCCATTTGGCGATCTCGTCGCACCAGGCGATATGATGCTGCGGCCCGCGCAGCCGCTCGGGCGCTTCGGCCGAATAGAGCATCGCCCGCGCGCCCGATGGCCACACCAAAAGGCCAAGCGACGGCTCCCAGCGGGGGCGGTGCCCCGGGGTCGCCACCGCGAGGATGCCGCTTTCCCCCTCCACCATCACCGCGCGCGCCTCGGCGGCGCTCGCGCCGACCAGCGCGATGCGCAAGCGGCCGTTCATCGCGGCGCGGCCCTGCACCCATTCCGCCCCGGCGCGGGTCTTGCCGAAGCCGCGCCCGGCGAGGATCAGCCAGGTCCGCCAGTCGCCGGGCGGCTCCACCTGGTTCTGACGAGACAAAACCGCCCAGTCGCTCGCGCCCTCTGCCGCAAGCCCTGCCAGCCGCCGCACCGCACGATCCTGCTTGCCGGGCGGCAGGCGCTTCATCCGCTCGATCGGAGAAGCGCCGTCAGTCATCGCCCGGCTCGGCCTCGATCTCGTCAAGCATCTGCATGATGCGTGCCCGCGCCTCGGCGGTGTCCATCACCGGCGGCGGCGTGACCTCGGTCTGGAAGCGCGCGCGGAACGGGGCGACGCCGTACACCTCGGGCTTGTGCGCCTTGAGCAGGTGAATGATCATCCGCTCCGAAAAGACGCGCACCGTCTTCACCTTGCCGTTCCTGAGAGGAATGTCCTTCTCGGTGCCGTTGAGCGCCCGCTCCAGCACCATCATCTCAAGCTGGGCGATGCCGATCTTCAGCGCCTCCTGCCACGCCTTCTCGAACGCCGTGGAGCGGTTGCGCAGCCGGTAGGCGCTCATCTTGGAAACGCCGGCGGTTTCCGCCGCCAGCGTGACGTTCGCCGTCTCCGCCAGCACCTCCACGAACTTCGCCTTGCGCGCGGGTGTCCAGCCGTCCCGGCGCACCCGCCGCACCTGCGCGCGCGGGCCCGTGGTCGCGGAAGCGCCCCGCGCCACCGTCGTCGCTCTCTTCGCCATGACGATAATCCCTGACCGGATCTTGCTGCGCGCCGACGCGCGGAAACCGCCCTCTCGTCTTGCGTGCGAGGGAAAGAATGGAGGCGGTAAAACTCATTCTGTCATTCCCGCAAAAGCGGAAATCCAGATCTGCCTTGGGGTAAACACACCATCACCCGAAGCATGGCACGACGTCCCACTGGATTCCCGCTTTCGCGGGAATGACAGAAAGAACGAGAGCCGCCCTCCAGTAAGGAGCCGGGCCGCAACTTCGTCGCCGCCCGCACTTTCTCAGCGTTCCTGTTTTGTGCCATATCAGCGTGACGATGTCAAGCTGTTTTTACCAGTTCGGTTATTTTATCCGGTAATGGTCCGCCAGCCGGTCGAGCGCGAGGCCCAGCACCAGCTTGCCCGCGCGCACCGGCCAGCCCAGCGCCTTCTCGGCCTGTTCCATGCCTTCGCCGGCGCACACCACCCGCCACAAGATATCCGAGAGGCCGCCGCCCACCGCCTCAACCGCATCCGCGAAGCGCTGTTTCGCGGCGATCTGCGCGGTGGTCGGATCGATCCCCCGCGGCGGCCCGCGCCGCGTCCCCGATTGCGGCGCGCTGTCCCACTGCATGGTGACGCGCGGGCCCAGCCCGGCGATCGTCCAGTCGCGCCGGAGCTGCTCCCCGGCCTCGAACTGGCGCGCGCTGATCCGGCCCCGCGCCATCAGCCAGCCCAAAGGCGATTCGCCCAGATTGACGGTCACGCTGCGCGCCGGTCTGCCGTTGCCCGCCCCCCGCGCGGCCGCATCGGTGCCGATGCTGCGTTCGGCCAGCAGCCGGTTCGGCGCTCCTGCGGCCTTCGATCCCTCCGCTTTCGCTCTGCCCATCCGTGTCGCCATCCCAGCCTCCTGTCGAATCGCCTGTCGAATCGGATGCACAAGGGGTTGCCATCAAGGCGAGGATGTAGGACAGTGAAAAAACCACGTTGGTTAGGATACTAACATGATCACGCGAATTCGGGAGGTGCGGAAGGCGCGCGGCCTCACGCTGCAGGACGTCGCCGAGCGCTGCGTGCCGCCGACCACGCCGCAGACCATCGGGCGGCTC